CCATGTATATGGTCTGAATCCAAGTTTAGGTGCAATTTTTTCAAAGCCCTTACGATAAGAACTGAATGTTATTTCTTTAGCGTTCATTTGTTTAGCAATGTCAACTATCTGTTTAAGACCTTCTGACAGTATGTCATGTGAACTACTGTAAGCAGCCCATACATGAAATGAGTTATTTATAAGCTGTGTTATAATGTAACCTATAAAGTAACCGTCTTTAATGCCTAGATATAGTTGAGCCTTGCCTACCTTAATATCACAATAGGCATCCTCTGGAATCCAATCACCACCTAGTGCAGATATTTCACCTAGACTTGGTTTTATTTGATTCCAAACTTGTTTTAATTCGTTAGGGTTGACGTATTTAAGTTGCATTATCCTACTATAATATATCTATATATTTTATCTGTTATTGTGTTAGCTGTATGTGTAATTACTGCATTACCTTTATTAGTAGAACCAATATATGTTGTTGATAAAACTGAAGCAGCATTGGCTGTTGTAGGCATAAGAAGCATAACACTATTATAACCTATACGTTCATCATAAATGGTCGTTGTAGTAGCACTACTAACATTTAAAGTAATATTTCCTGTATTATTTGTTTTACCAGTTAATATTCCATTAGTTACTTCACTTATCTCACGAGGGTCTGCACCAGCAGGGTTTAACCCCCTGTACATATCACTACGAGCCATTATCTACCGCCTTGTGGTTCAGTTTCTACGTCAACTGCTATAGCTGTTGTCCAGTTTCCTGTAGGTGTTACGCTTAATCTATGCCATCTTCCAGCACTTCTTAATGGAACACGATTGCCTTCACCAGATGCTACAGCAGTAGTAAATGTAATGTTATCGTCTAACTCACGTCTTGAAGCTATAGCTACAGTTCCAGCACCATTATCAATAATAGGTCTAGCAAGTTTAACTACAGAGTTATAACCATCTTCAAAATCAGATAATATAATGTTTGCAGTAGTATTAGCACCTGTAAATGTTACGATATAAGCACCTCTAGCACCTGCAAGAACATACTTACCACCAGCCCAAATACGGTCATCAAGTGATGCAGGGACTGTTTCAATGCTAGTATATAGAGTACCAATGCCTTCTAATGTAACGCCTGTAGATGCAGCAGAAGCTACATAGTTAGTATCTGTTTCACCTCTTGACCATTTATTAAGTTGCCAGTTATAAATAATAAGGGCATTACCACCAGCAGTAGTAGGATAATTCCAAATAACAAGTTTACGAATAGGGTCAACTGTAGCTGACATAGTGTCAGATTTAGCAAGGTTAAATGTATTATAAAAATATCTATCTATTTTTTCTACACCTATTGGAGTAATTGTTTTACCATCACATGAATAGAATCCATCATCTGATAAGAAGTAAGACATACCACCATATTGTGCTATAGAGTTACCTTCTATACAGCCAAGATTGCGTGATATAGCGTCAAACTGAAAGAAGTAAGGGCTACCAATGTATTGCATACGATAGATAGCTTTTTCTAGGAATACAATACCAATTTCACCACCTGTTAATCCAGTAATATTTCCACCGTCAGCAATTAACTGGAAGTCAGCTTGTGATGCGTTACCAGAAGTCCAGTTTTGTTCATTAGCAATATCAGACCACTGAAGTTTATTTGGTGTATCTAATATATTTGCACAAACTACAAAGTCACGAACTACTGTTACATATTTAGCAGTAGGTGCAGAAGATGTATATACACTCATGTTACTTGTAGCAATAGTTCCACTAGCTGCAGTACTTAAAGTAAATGTTGTTGAGCCTGTGGATGTGATAACATAGTTACCAGATAATGCTCCACCTGTTTTAAAGTAAATCTTATATGTGTTGCCAGTAGTTAAACCATGTGCTGTGGCTGTAGTGACTGTAACAGTTGTGCCTGTTCTTGTATAAGTTCCATTAATATATGTACCTAAATCTTGCCATGTGCTGGATACACCTAAAGTCCATGCCTGTATAGGAGCAGAGTAATTAGTAGATAATAATATAGAGCCAAATTGTGCATATTGCCAACGATTAGTTCCACCGTAACCACCAGTTTTAGAAACATCTGTCATAGCAAGGTTAGTAGCATCAAACTTAAATAGTTTAGAAGCACCACCACCAAATAATTGAACTGTATCACCAATCTTACCTACAAATACATTGTTAATACTTTCACTAGCAGCATTAGATAAATTAGATGCACTAGGGAATGGAGCATATCCTGCTAACACAGGAACGACATTTTTAGCGTCATTAAGACTATCACCAATAGCTGGCTGGTCTGGTTTCCATTCTGTAAATTGTATGCGTTGTGTAGGCATTTAAAATCCTTATGTTAAGTTTTTTTAATACCCAATAGCAAACCAAAAAAAAGTCATAGCAGCATCTTGCCCATTATTAATTTGAAATTGAGTAGTAGATGCGTTAGATACAGTTTGTACACCTTGTCCAGTATCTTGTCTACTACTAATACCAGTTATTTGAATAGAAACACACGCTGATAAAAACGCAATTGGAAATGTTACAGATACAGAAGTATCTTGAGCAACTGAACTAGATGTACCCCATTGCATAATTAACCCACTAGGTAATTTTTGCCAACCATTTGCAGTTAATGATTTATCAAAATTTAATGCACCACTTGTCCATGTTGTTCCGTTAGATGTAAGAACATTTCCTGAAGTGCTTGGAGCAACAAATGATGGGGAAGAAGTTCCGTTGCCTAGCATAACATTATTGGCTGTTAATGTTGCTAACCCAGTACCACCGTTTGTTACAGGTAATGTACCTGTTACATTAGTCGTAAGATTAGCAAAGGTAGTAGAAGCTGTACCTGTTCCACCTTGTGTTGTTGTGAGTGGTGTAGTAAGACCAGTAATAGATGTAATATCAGAGTTAGCACCAGAAGCAGCAGCACTTAATGCTGTTCTAGCAGAACCAGCAGTTGTTGAGCCTGTTCCACCAGATGCTACTGGTAATGTATCACCACTTGTTCCACCTTGCCAATTTTTAAGATGTGACATTAATGCACGAATAGCATTATTGATACCAGATGGTGAACAACCTTCGTCTATGTTAATACTATTGATGTCAGTATTATTCCCTGCGGTTGAATCATATTCACTAATTTTTGTCTTTGCCATTTTTTACCCTTGTCTTAACCAAATGTCGTTGCTTGAATTAACTTCTGTCCAATATGTAGTAATAAAATTATCATTATTTTCTATATATCCACTTACAAAATATCCACTATTTACATAAGATATATCATTATTCCATATCCATGTATTTGTAGAAGGAGTTACTACTGTCCATGATTCATTTCCAGCAGATTGTGTAGTCCATGCTTCTGTACCTGCTGTGATTGGATTCCAACCTTCACCTTGTCTTGTGCCTTTAGCATAAACAGTACCTTTTCCTTCTACATAAGCAAAAGCTGAATATATAGCTTTAGCACTTGCAGTTACTGTAGCAAAAGCATTTACTTGTGCTTTGCCTAATGCTTGTTTACCACCAAGTGCTGTTACTGTAGCAGTTCCTGTTATAGAACCACTATTAGTTCTTACTCTTATACCACTAGATGATATTGTAGCATTTGCTGTAATAGAAGCTACACCAGTACGAATTAATGAGCCTAATGCTGTTACTGTACCTATTGCTGTGATACTTGCTGAAGCTAATGCTATAGAACCGCCAGTAGCACTTACTATGGCTGTGCCTAATATAGCACCACTACCAAACTGTGTTCTAGTTCCTAATGCAGATACTGTGGCAAATCCATTTATAACTGCACTACCAAATACTAATGCACCGCTTGTAGTAACTGTGACTGTTGCAGTAGCGTTTATGCTTGCTGTAGATGTTCTAAAACGTGTACCTAAAGCACTTACGGTTGCGTTTGCTGTTATTGCTGCTGACGCTAAAACATAATTACCTTCTAATCTTATTGCACTAAATGCAAATTCTGAAAAAGCATTTATGCCAAACATTTTAACTACCTACTTTTGTTTGTAGTGCTAATACTTGCTCTTGTAATGTTGTAATAAGTTTTTGTTGTTCTTGAACAGATGCTACAAGATATGGAACAAGTGCAGTTAAATTTACAGATTGTGGATTAATATGCCCATCTTCTCTTACCGCATCTTTTTCACCATGAATTGCTTGTGGGAATACTTCTTGTAATTCGTGAGCTATAAATCCATAGTTATGTAATGTATTACCATCTTTCCAATCAAAATGTACAGGTCTAGCTTTCATAAGTTTAGACAATGTTGCTGACTTGTCCATGTCAACTACATTTTCTTTTAGTCTGTAATCAGAACCTTGTACGAAAGCAATGGTTGAACCACTTGTAAGAATATATCCAGCTTGTGTTGTAGAACTGGTATAGGCAATAAATGGGATAGCTGAACCTGATGAATTAGATACTGAAATACCTCTGTCTACAGGATAAGCTCCTGATACTCCAACAGATAATGCAAATGCTCCAGACGCAAAAGCAGTTTTAGAAAGTAATTGACCACCAGAGTCTATACGCCAACGTTCTGTGCCGCCAGTAGAAGCAGCAATGGTATCTGCAGCAGGAAACCATAAACCTGTATTAGTATCGCCTGATGTAGTAATAGCAGGTGCAGATACAGTTCCTGCTTGTACTGTAGTAACGCCTGTAGCTGATAATGTAGTAAATGCACCTGTATTTGCAGTAGTTGCTCCTACAGTTCCATTAATATTAATGCTTGCTGTGCCTGTTAAGTTAGTAACAGTTCCAGAACTAGGTGTTCCTAATGCTCCACCATCATATAATAATGTAGCGTTTGAATTAGGTAATGTGTATGTTTTTTCTGCTGTTGCTGGACCACTAAATTTAGTAAATCCATTACCAGTGCCGCCATAAGTAGAAGCAATTATTTGAGTTAAAGCTGCTGAACCATCAAAGTTATTACCATAAATACCTCTGGTAGTAGTAAGCGTTGCTGCACTACCTGTTGTATTTTGATTAAGTGTTGGAAAGTCTGCCGCTACTGCTATAGATAATGCACCTGTAGTTGTAGTTGATTTTAAAATGCCTGTAGTTAAAGCTGATGTTCCTGCCGAATAATCTGTTCCTGATGTTGCCGCAGTAAATGCTGAAGTTCCATTGCCTTTTAGTACTCCAGTAAGTGTTGCTGCTCCTGTGCCGCCATTACCAACAGGTAGTGTGCCTGTAACATTAGTTGTTAAATTTGCAAAAGTTGTTGATGTTGTTCCAGTTCCACCATTGGCTATTGGGAGTGTACCTGTTACACCTGTAGTAAGTGGTAGTCCTGTGCAACTTGTTAATGTACCTGAAGTTGGTGTTCCTAATATAGGAGTTACAAGTGTTGGAGATGTTGCAAATACATTAGCACCAGTACCAGTTTCGTCTGTTAAAGCTGATGCTAAATTAGCTGATGTAGGAGTTGCTAAAAATGTAGCTACACCAGTACCTAATCCACTGACACCTGTTGATATTGGTAGTCCTGTAGCATTAGTAAGTGTTGCTGAAGCAGGTGTTCCTAATGCAATAGCATTACCACTAGCGTCTGTATATAATCCTTTTCCTGCAGGATATGTTACAAATACGTTTTTTGTTCCAGCACTAAAGTTTACTGCACTTCCACCATTAGAGGATGCCAATATGGTATCACGAGATAAAACAGTGCCTATCAATGTATAAGTACCAATACCTACTTCCCATTCTGTAGTACCTACGACAGCGTAGTAAGTAGTATTACCATTACCTATTGTAGAGAATGATTGGAAACCAGATACTGCACCTCCAAGAACAAGGGGAATAGTGCCTACGGTTACAGTAGTTTCTTGTACTCTATCTTTAACGACTAATGCCATGTTTTACCTTAATAATTTATGTTATTAGCACTTGCTGAATTAGCACCGCTTAATGATATTGTTCCGTTGTTAATATTGCCAATAGCATTAGTATAATTTGAAGCGTTTTCTAATACGCTTTGGCTAACTCCAGTACTTGTAAAAGTATTACCATTTATGACAGCTTTTGAATTTCCATCTAAATATAAATCAACATTGGAATTTGCTTCAAAATTACATCCAATTACAGTATGTAAACTGCCTTTTAAAATCATACCAAATGTATTTAAACTAATGACACATCCAACAAATATAAAATCACTACATCCTGAACTTAAATTTATACCTGCATTTGCTGGTGTTGCTCCAGCTACTGCAAACTCACATCCTGTAAATTTCCAATGTATACAAGTGCCAACTGTTATTAATGCACCGCTTGCTGCTGTAGTAAATGAACATCCTGTGCATATTCCCCAGTCTGCTCCATTTATGTATAAACCATAACCTTGTCCGTTTGTAGAGCAATTACTTAATCTTGTACCTTCATCAAATGCTCCACTAGTACCAAGAACTTGAAATCCATAACTTGAACCTGATTGCACTTTAACATTAACTAAATCACTATCAGCACAACTATTTAATGTAACACCCACAGCAGATGAGCTAACAAATAAGTTAGATAAGAATGTATTTGCACAATATTTTAAATAGATACCATTACTAAATGTACCATTTAATTGCATTTCTGATATTTGAATATATGAACATCTAGCACTTGTTGTGTTTCCGTCAATATTTATACCAGTACAACCTGTCTTGCTATTGTTTGATAAATTAATGCCACTAATAACAAAGTTGCTTACTAATGTACTGCTATTTGGATTTAAGTAGTTTAATAGTTTAATTGAGTTAGCACCTGCTAATAAATATACAGATGCACCTTCAAATGATATTAAAGATACGTTAGGTTTTAATGTTAATCCTACACCAGAGCCATTACTACCAATAAGATAATTACCTGCTGGGAATATAACTACACCTGAAGATATTGAATCAATAGCACTTTGGATAGATGCTCTATCATCTGTAGTGCCATCACCTGTAGCACCAAATACTTTTACGTTTACAGCCAATGCTGTTGATGTTCCAGTACCACCGTTTGCAATAGGCAGTATTCCAGTAACTTGACTTGTTAAGTTAATTGAGCCACTTAAGTTTGCTGTTGTGTACCCAGTACAATTTGTTAATGTACCACTAGATGGAGTACCTAATGCACCACCAGTTGAATATTTACCGTTAAACGTATTCCAATCTGTACTTGTAAGGTATCCATTTGCAGATGTCGTTGCAGCAGCCATACTTATAGCTGGTGTAGTACCACCAGATGATACTACTGGAGCAGTACCAGTTACAGATGTAACAGTTCCTGAACCAGTAGCTGATAATGTACCTGTGCTAAATGATAATCCTGTGCCAATAGTTACATTACTAAATCCACCTGAATTATTACCATAAAGAATAGATGTGCCAGATGTTGCAGGAGCATAATCACTTCCTGAAGTAGCTACAACAAATGTACTACCATTACCCTTAACGATACCACTAATAGATGTTGCTAAAGTACCCCATGATGCTGAAGAACCATTTGTTGTTAAATATTTACCACTATTGCTTGTTTGTGATGGAGCAATATTATTAAAAGCAGTTGAAGTACTAGAAACATCTGATAAATTATTTACATTTTCTAATTTAGCATTATTAAGGTTAGTAAAGTTATCGTCAGCTTCCACATATGTTAAAGCAGAACCTTTACCTACTCTGGTAACTATTGTAGTCATTACATTTTCCTTTTGGCTACGACTGTTCTATTTAATTAAGCTAATGTAACTGAAAGATTACCAGATGAAATTTTAAAGATGTCACCAGAATCAATTGTTTTAGATGTATCTAAAGGTGTATGGTAAAGCAAGTTACCTGATGTAGAAGCATCATAAATACCAATCCAACCTACAACTCCCCATGAAGATGTACAAGTTGGGAAAGTAACGTCAGCAGAGTTAGTAGATACACCATTAGAAGGTGCTCCAAAAGTTACTGCTGTTCTAGCATAAGAACCACCAGATACTTCTGTACCACTACCTGCGTCTGTAGGGTCACTTGTAAACAATGCAACATATGGTGCTGATACTGCTGTAAAAGCTGTATTTCGTAGAGTAACGTTAATTAAAGCGTTCTCTAAATAGTTTGACATTTCTGACATAATTTATCCTTATCGTGTAGCTAATGAAATTACCATTGGTGCAGATGGATTTTCACCAGCACTGTCTGATACTGTTAATGAATTAAGACCTCTATCGTATAATTGTGCCCATGTTTGCACTCTTGCATCATTCATCAAATATGGTTCTGCTTCACCTAAACTTGCATAAAGCAATAAGTCTGGGCAGTTGGCTACAAATGTATTAGATGAAACTGTAGAACTTAAATAGGTAGGTGATGCGTAGTAAACCATTTTAAGTGTGTATGTAGAGTCTGGTATAGGTGCAAATTGAAACTCTGAACCCATAACTGTATAAAATTTAGGTGCACCACTGTCTGCTGTGGATGCCTTTGTGTTTCTGTAGAAGTTACTTGGGTTTTGGTATACAAGTGTTTGTAT